AAATTTGAGGTTGAAAAATGAAGTTCTTTAGAGAATTAACTGAACAAGAAAGAGATCGTTGTGTGGTTGCAACGTATTATATTGAGTCTCATAAAGAGATTGGCACATTAAGAGATGCTGCATGGAATCTTGCGATTGGGCAGAGTGTAGGTAATCCAAAAGTTCGTAATCGTTGGGAAAGTGATGAACTGTTTGAACTTGCATCTTGCGTCGTCTATGCTGATGAAGATGAACTTTCACAACTCGCAGAAGGTGTGGTAAAGATTGGTTTTCCTAAAGTAAATACTGATTGGGAAGGTGATGGAATCTCACACCTTCTTTGTCAAGTGATGGGGGGTCAACTGGATATTGATGTATTTAAAGTTTGCCGCCTCCAGAAACTTGAATTCCCTGCTGATGTAGAAGCATCTTTCCTTGGGCCTAAGAATGGTATTGATGGTATTCGTAAGTTTGTCAACCGATATGATAAACCACTTTCTGGTGCGATTGTAAAACCAAAAACTGGAATCTCACCACAAACTCTTTCTGAGATGGTAAAAGAACTTCTTGATGGTGGAGTAGATTTCATCAAAGAAGATGAGATTCTTGCAAACCCATCTTTCTGTCGTCTTGAAGATCGTGTTGAATTAATTTCTAATATTGTTAATAACTGTGGTCGTAATGTTATCTATGCGTTTTGTATTAACGGTGATCACCATACCATTCTTAATCGCGCTAAGTTTGTTGCTGATAATGGTGGAAATGGTATTCATATTAATTTTTGGTCTGGTCTTGGCGTTTACAACTCTGTTAGAAAGTTGGATTTACCATTGTTTATCCATTATCAAAAAAGTGGGGACAAAATTCTTACGGATAAACGCCACGCATTTGGAATAGATTGGGATGTTCTTTGCGACCTTGCTGGTTTATGTGGTGTAGATACGATTCATGCTGGAATGTGGGGTGGTTATTTGAGTGATGATGAAAATGAACTTCGTAAAACTCTTGAAGTTCTTCATGGTAGGAATGTTCTTCCTGCATTGAGTTGTGGGATGCATCCTGGCATCGTCAACACGACTGCAGAGAAGTTTGGTACAGACTTCCTTGCTAATTGTGGAGGTGCCGTACACGGGCATCCGGGGGGCACTCTGGCGGGAGCCTTGGCAATGCGCCAAGCAATTGATAAAACTCCTGGTACAGAGTTTCGTGCTGCGATTGATAAGTGGGGATACGAAACTGGAGGAGGTTCTTTACCAGAGTGGGTTTTAGATTTTTGATATGAAAATAATTTCTCATCGGGGAAATCTTATCGGATCAAATCCAATAAGAGAAAACAGTATTGATTATATTGAAGAAGCAATTTCTGAAGGATTTGATGTTGAAGTTGATTTAAGAGTTGAGGATAATCAATGTTATCTTGGGCATGATGATCCTCAATATTTTGTGACTATGGAATGGTTGAGAAAATATAAAGATGTACTTTGGATTCATTGTAAGAATTTGGAAGCACTTGAAAAATTATCTACTTCTGTGGTAGAATTTAATTACTTTTGGCACAATACTGATAGATACACAATAACTAGTAAAGGAATTGGTTGGTGCCTTGTTGGACAACTCCCATATTCAAAATCAATTATTGTTTTACCCGAGATCATTAGTTTGTATTCTTATCAACCAGAATACATAAAGAATAGTTTTGGTATATGCACTGATACTCCTCTTTTTTATAGAAATAAATTTTTAAACGTATGAATTCTCTGACAGATAAAAAAATTTCAATTATTACTGCTTGTAAAAATAGAGTTGATGCTCTTAAAATATCTTTAATGTCGTGGTTAAATTATAAAGAAATTCATGAGGTAATTATTACTGATTGGGATTCTGACGAATCTATTGATTATCTTACTAAGTTAGATCCTCGCGTTAAAGTTATAAGAGTAGAAAATCAAAAATATTTTAATCAACCCCAACCATTAAACATTGCCGCTAAGTTAGCAACTGGTGAATACATTTTAAAATTAGATGCTGATCATTTATTTAATCCATACTATAATACTTTAAAAAATCATCTCCCCTCCGAAAAAAGTTTTTTCTGTGGACAATTGGATGTTGATTATGAAAGATTTAATGAACTTAAACAACTTTCATACATCGACACTACAATGCCAACAGATGATTATATTGAATATGTTCATTCTTACAGTCCATTTATCAGGTATTTGGTAGGCATTCTCTTTGTTAAAAAGGAATATTTTGATGCTGTTGGAGGTTATAATGAAAATCTTGGAAGTTGTTATGCCTTCGAAGATGATGAGATTTATCAACGACTTGTTTTGTACGGATTGGAAAAGAAAAAGTATAAAGTAGATAATTATGGATTTATACATTTACCTCATCAAGATTCAAAAAGAATTGAAAATTTTAAAGGATTTGGATGGCAAGATGAATATAAAAAACAAATAATGGATAATTTATCTAAAATGGGATATACTGAAGAAGAATTAAAATGGCAAGTGGAATACGCTTTATCTGAACAACATGTCAGAGAAAATAAAAAATTAATTGGTGAGATTAAAACTTGTTTTGTTCCTAAAAAAACAAACTGGAATATTGTGGGTGTAGATGAACAACATTTCTATGCATATGAAGAAGAAACTAATGAAGTTTTAAACACACTAGAAGGATTCCCATCAGTTAGATGTGTAAGTCTTGAAGAGAGTGTAGATAGGAGAGAATTGATTTGTGACCAGTTTAAACAATATGGAATAATTCCAAAATTTATTATCTCAAAAAGATATTCAGAATCTAATGACAATGTTATTGGAAAATATTTACACACTCTAAATGATGGTACAAAAGGATGTTGTGTATCTCATTTGAAAATGATAAAGGATTGGTATGAAAATACTACTGAAGAATATGGATTTTTCTGCGAAGATGATCTGAGTTTAGAGACTGTTAAATATTGGGAGTTTACCTGGAAACAATTCATTGAAAATGCTCCTAAAGACTTTGAATGTATTCAACTTCTTTTCATAAGATCTGATGTTGAAACTTTAAGTTTAAGAGGAAGACACTGGGATGATTGGGGAGCTACGGCATATATTTTGACAAGGGATTCGGCCAAAAAAATTATTGATACTTACATTCGAGATGATACTTTTGTTCTTGAAATTCCAAATCAGGAAGTAATGCCTTTAATTGAAAATATTATTTTTGCATCAGTCGTTAGTACTTATTCAGTTCCTTTGTTTGTTGAAAATTTAGAATTTAAATCTACTTTTGAGAATCAGGATGATGATGTTAATGAAGGTCACAAAAATAATCATAAAATTGCACACGATAAAGTTTTAAAATTGTGGCAAAACAAGCAATCAACTCAAAATAGAAAATTCAAAGTTAAAAGAGTGGTTGAAAAGACAGAACTTGAAAAACTTCTTGAAAAATATTCCTTAGATACTGAAAATCCAGAACACAATTTTAATCTTGGTATTTGGTATGAGAATCAGGGTCATACTGCTCCAGCATTGTCTTACTTTTTAAGGTGTGCTGAGAGAGCAGAAAAATCAGATCCAGTTCTTGCCTATGAAGCATTGATTCGTGGTTCTTACTGTTATTTTAAACAAGGAACTAGAGATGGTAGTGGTAGGGGTATGTTGTGGCAAGCTCAAGTATTTTTGCCAGACAGACCAGAAGCACATTTTTTACTTGCTAGATATGCAGAAAGGCAAGAGTGGTGGCAAGATTGCTATTCAACATCCCATTTGGCACTATTAAATTGTAACTTTGATTTACCATCATTACGAACAGATGTTGAATATCCTGGAAAGCATGGATTAATATTCGAGAAGGCAGTTTCTGGATGGTGGTGGGGAAAAGTTGAAGAATCTAAATCATTATTATATGAAATTCTGGAACATTATCATCTTTCTGATAGTGACCGTGAAACAATATTAAATAACTTGGAAAAAATGAATGGTAAAAGCGGAGATCTTAAATGAACATAGATGAAAAAGTAGATGTAGTTATTCAAGGGCCTTATACAGATTTTACTGATTCCTTAAGTGATCATTATTTGAAATTACCATTTGTAAACAATGTAATTGTTTCTTGCTGGGAATCTGATAAAGAATCTGTTAAGAAAAGGAGAGTTAAATATGTTAGAAATAAATATCCCAATTCTCCAGGAACTGACAATAAAAATCTCCAAATAGTCTCTTCTCTCAATGGGTTAAAAGAATGTCAAACAAAATTTTCAGTTAAGATAAGATCTGATCAGAAGTTTACTTCTGAAAGTATGACTGGAATGTATAATTTTTTCATGGAAAATAATGAAAGAAATTTAAATTTTAAATATGATTTTGAAAAACCACATAACAGGATATTTGTAGCAGGACATTATCCTTATTTACTATTTTCTTTTCGTGATCATATTTTTTGGGGACACACTGACGATTTAATTGATTTATTTGATATTCCACTTGAACAAAATAGTTTAGTTGATGTTGTGAAAGTTCCAAAAGAAATACTAGGAAATTACGTTTCTTATTTTACTAGAACAGAAACTTATATTGGAGCACATTATTGCTCTAATTTCGTAGAAGATATTAAGAGATATCTATTACTTCCTCAAGATCATCTTTATGATAATTGCAAATGGTGGTATGATGTGAAGATAACTAGTGATCAGATAACTCCAATGGTTTTTAAATCTTTTCCAAAAAGTGTAATTAATCTTGAATGGATTAGATGGAGAAAATCTGGATTTAGTTTTAATTTTGATGAGTACCTCCAATGTTCCTCATGGGATGAAGATGGATATTAAAAATAAATAAAGTAAAGATTTGTAACTATGAATTTCACAGTTTATTCTAAGGAAGATTGTCCCTATTGCATAAAAGTCAAACAAGTGTTAGAATTATCTGAGTGTAAACATGTAGTTTATACTTTGGAAAAGGATTTTACTAAAGAAGAATTCTATTCTGAATTTGGAGAGGGTTCTACATTTCCTCAAGTAATTTGTAATGATGAAAAATTAGGAGGGTGTGTTGACACGATCAAATTTCTCAGAGAACAAAGAATTGTTTGATGATTCCATAAATAAAAATAATACCCCAGATGTTAATCGGGGAGTTGAACTCATTCTTAATGGAGGTAAAAGAAAGCAAACGTATCCTTTTCACATCATCTTTGAAAAGATGGTTTGCTTTCTAAAACGGGAAGTAACCATCTATTTTGAATTTTCCTTAAAAACTAGGAAAAAATAGTAGTTTCCCGGAGAAAAAAATGTTAGCAGTTAGTCTAGTATTCGGTTCATTTTTAACCGTTCTATTTCTTATAGTGGGAATCATAGGTGGATGGGTTGCTAGAGAATATATGATGAACTATCGGGAAATTCCAAGACCTCACCCCGAAATGTTCGATTCACAGGGTAATTTAATTCCAGATGAGGTTATAGCTTTTAGATTTGATAACAATTATGACTACGACGACACAGAGGAAGACGACGAAAACTAAATCAACAACTTCTACTAGCAGTACAAGTTCAATAACAGTTGATTTACCTTCAAATCCATTTGTATTTGAAGTTTTTAATTTAGTGGCAAAACAAAAGAGTAATGCAAAGAAAGTAGAAATTCTTCAGAAATATTCACATCCTTCCATTCAAACTCTTTTTGTTTGGAATTTTGATGAAAGTATTGTTTCAATGCTTCCAGAAGGTGAAGTACCTTATGCAAGCGTTGGTGAGCAAAATTCTTTTAGTGGAACAATAAGTGAAAAAATTAATGATGCTGTATCTAAAATGGGAGAAATGGGTAGTAACTCTCTTGGATCTCAAGATCAAGGAAGAACATCTATTCGTAAAGAGTATAATAAATTTTACAACTTTGTAAAAGGTGGTAATGATGGATTGAGTTCTCTTCGCAGAGAATCTATGTTTATTAATCTTCTTCAGGGATTGCATCCACTTGAAGCAGAAATTTTATGTTTAGTTAAAGATAAAAAATTAGAAACAAAATATAAAATCAGTAAAGAAATTGCAAGTCAATCTTATCCAGATATTAAATGGGGGGGACGTTCTTGAGTATGAGTAAATTACATGATGTGATTGAAAGAGCACAAAAAGCGGAAAAGCATATGGACTTTTGGACACCAGCAGAAAAAGAAACTTGCAAATCACGTTACGGATGTGATATTTTAATTGAAAATGGTTCTTATGCCGATGTCTGTACAAAAGATGCTCCTAATGATGCTTATATTATTAAATATCTTGTAGATAAAAAAATCTGCTTTGATCTTACTCGTGGTTCCAAGATTAAACTTTTTGATATGTACTGGGACAAGTTTCGTGAAAATTTAAGAAGTATTGATTTTGGATACGGGCGAGTTAATCCAAAACTTTGGGGATATAAATCTCCAGAAAAGAAAAGGCGAAAGTGATTCCCCTAGACCTGGAAAAAATTTCCAGGTATTTTTTTGCCCCTTAAGATTTTTAAAATTGTAACAAATGTTACAAAAATATTTGACTATATAGACTGAATGGGGTTATAATACCTCTATCGTTCATCTGGAAAATCAGACGGAAGTAAGCCGACGCGGAACGGATCGTTCATTCGCTATTCGCAAATAGTGAACGCAAACGCCGACTGAAGGAACGCTCTTTAACCTAAAAACTAAGGAGAAAACCAATGAGTCGTGTAGTTTATCGTGGCGTAGAATACGATACTGAAAAGCGTATTCAATACCAGCAGCAAATGATGCAGCAGCTTCAACAATACAATGAAACCTATCGTGGGGTCAAGTTTGTAAAAGAGGGGCATAAGTGATGAAAAAACTCAATGTGCTTCAACTCATTAAAGAGCAAAAGCAAAAAGAGCAACGTCGTCATCAGGCATTGCTTGTAAATGCAGGAGCAAAGTAATGGCGCAAATTATAGTCTCATCTACCGCAGCAATTGCGTTAGTCACTATATGTTTATCAATGTATGTTCAGTGGTTAGATAAATGAGACAAGGGGGGGATTGATTCCCTCCTTTTTTTATGTTAAAATGTTGGGAGAGAAAGTGGTATCTCATGGACAAAGAAAAACTAAAACTCATAGTCCGTAATCTTGAACTATTGATTGATTCTCTAAAAGCAGAAATTTATTCTGATGTTTCTGCGTATTCTTATACTGAACCAGAAGTGAGAAAAAGACCAATTTTAGATTACGATGAAGTATTTGATGATGATGGGTATGCAGATTAAAAAATGAAAAGTTTTAACAAACAACTTACTTCCGAAATTAGAAGACAGCAATTACAAAAAGTGAGCAGAGCAAAAGAACTGGTAAAATTACTTGAAAGATTGGTCAAACAAGAACATCTTTATACTGTTGAAAAAATTATAGAGATGAAAGAGCAACTTCGTTCAATAAAGGAACAGATGTCAGAAATAGAAGCACAAACATCAAAAGGATTTGGAAAGAAATGACTGTAAAACTTATTTCAGTAACGCCAGATGCAGAAAAGACAATGGCATATGTTGCAAGAGTTAGCAATCCTGCGAATCAAGACAACGAAAACTATTCCAAGTTGCTTGCTTATTGTATTAAGCATAATCATTGGTCTGTTTTTGAACAGTCTTTTATGACTCTTGAGATTGAAACTAATCGTGGCATCGCGGCTCAAATCCTTCGGCACCGTTCTTTTACATATCAAGAATTTTCACAACGATATGCTGATAGTTCTCTATTAGCAGATTATATTCCTGTTCCAGATCTTCGTCGTCAAGATACAAAGAATCGTCAAAACTCTATTGATGATATTAGTGATTATGAGAAACTGACCCTACAGAGTAAAATCCAAGAGCATTTTGCACACTCTATGCGACTCTACAAGGAACTTTTAGGTCATGGGGTAGCAAAAGAGTGTGCAAGGTTTGTATTGCCCTTAGCGACCCCCACACGCATCTATATGTCCGGTTCTTGCAGGTCTTGGATACATTATATTAATCTTCGTTCTGCAAATGGAACTCAAAAAGAGCATATGGACATTGCTCTAGAGTGTAAGAAGGTATTTACCGAACAATTTCCTTCAGTTTCTGAAGCCCTTGAGTGGGTCTAAATAAATTATCTTGAATTCGTAACTTTATGGCACTATATCCAATTATTCACAAAGAAACTGGTGAAAAAAAAGTCGTTGAAATGAGTGTACATGACATTATGCAATGGTACAAAGACAATCCTGAATGGAAAAGGGATTGGTCTGAAGGATGTGCAACTCCAGGAGAAGTTGGAGACTGGAAAAATAAACTAGTCTCTAAAAATCCAGGATGGAATGAGGTATTAGATCGTGCATCAAAAACTCCCGGTTCAACTGTAAAGAAAATCTAGTATGACAAGAAAAAGAAGAACGAATGATCAACCAATTGGAGTTGGTTTAACAACACGTCAAATGAAACGTAGAAAACCACTTAGTTCCGATTGTCTTGTGGATATAGATCCACTTACTGATAATCAAAAAAAACTTTTTCAATCTTATGCAAATCAAAAACATCTTGTTGCATATGGATGTGCTGGTACAGGAAAAACTTTTATTACTCTTTATAATGCTCTTAGAGAGGTATTAAATGAAAGATCTCCATATGAAAAAGTCTATATTGTTCGTTCTTTAGTAGCAACAAGAGAGATTGGATTTCTACCAGGAACATATGAGGATAAATCTGACATCTATCAGATTCCTTATAAAAATATGGTAAAATATATGTTTCAAATGCAGACAGACTCTGAGTTTGAAATGCTTTATGGAAATCTTAAAGCACAAGAAACCATTAAGTTTTGGAGTACATCTTTTCTTCGTGGAACTACTTTAGATAATTCTATTGTAATTGTTGATGAATTTCAAAACTGTACATCACATGAGTTGGATTCAATTATTACACGTATTGGAGAAAATTCTAAGATCATGTTTTGTGGTGATGCAACTCAATCAGACCTTATAAAAACTAACGATAGAAATGGTATAGTTGACTTTATGTCAATCTTGCGGAAAATGCCTTCTTTTGATATAATTGAATTTGGTGTGGACGACATTGTTCGTTCTGGACTGGTCAAAGAGTATATTATTGCAAAAATGGAGGCAGGTTTTTGATATTTAATCATATTGAATTGAATCTTCCTCAACTTGAGAGGGAGACTATAGATGGTATTCGTTACTATAAAGTCCCTGATATTGAACAATTACTCAGACTTGTTTCTATCACTTCAGTAACCAGTCATAAAAATCGCCAGTTTTTTGCAAACTGGCGTAAAAAAATTGGTGAAGAAGAAGCAAATAAAATCACAAAGCAAGCAACCAGTCGTGGAACAGATATGCACACACTGGTTGAAAATTATCTATACAATAAGCAACTTCCAGAAGTTCAACCATTATCTGATTTTCTATTTAAAATTGCAAAGACAGATTTAAATCGTATAAATAATATTCATGCTCTGGAAAGTTCTTTGTATAGTAAAGTTCTTGGTATCGCAGGAACTGTAGATTGTATCGCGGAATTTGACGGCGAATTAGCGATAATTGATTTCAAAACATCTAAAAAACCAAAACCAAGAGATTGGATTGAACATTATTTTGTTCAGTGTGCTGCTTATGCTTGTATGCTTTATGAAATTACTGGCATTGCAGTTAAAAAATTTGTAATTATTATGTCATGCGAAAATGGAGAATGCGTCGTTTATGAAGAAAGAGACAAATCAAAATATATCAAACTCCTCACAGAGTATATTAGAGAGTTTGTTAGGGATAAACTGGAAGAATATGGAAACAAATAAAGAGTTAGAACAGGCAATACAAAATAAATTTTTAACTCCATCTAAGTTTGCTCTTGAGATTGAACATATTGTGGCATCCGAAAGTATGAATTATATTGATGCAATTTGCCATTACTGTGAACTGAATGGTCTTGAAGTTGAATCAGTTGCAAAACTCATTTCAAAACCTTTGAAAGAAAGACTGAAATGGGATGCAACTCGTCTCAACTTTATGAAAAAAACTTCGAGAGCAAAACTTCCTCTATGAGTCCTTTTGAATGTTATACTCAATACTTGGGATTGAAGAATCACTTCACTAATCCCAAGTATGATTATTTCAAGTATCATAAAAAAACGAAAGCATCATTAACTTCATTTAACAAAAGAAAAGACAAATATTTTTTTGAAAAATCTTCAAGAAAATATTCTGACGAAGAAATTATAAATTTTTTTGTATCTAATTTTGTTGCTGCAGATAACCCACAAAACTTATGGATTGGAGAAATTATCAATTCTGGAGAAAGAATTTACGCAGACTGGATGCGAAAACAGCAGAGTTTGACTTACTTGTTCAAGGAGCAAAGCAACGAATTATTCTCGGAGATCAAATTAGAAGATGTGCTGAATTGCTCCAAAGGACATCCGCCAGTGCTCAAAAGATTTCTAAGCGGGAAATTATCTCTAGAAACTTTAACAATTTACGAAAAAATATTCCATTTCTCAAAAGATTTTGATAAGAAACTTCTAGATCCTGTGTGGGAAACCGTCAGTTTAAAAATTAAGAAGTATTCTCCTTTTCTAAATACTGACATATTCCAGTTCAAACGCATTTTACGGGACATTATCAATGAGTAACTTTTTTGATTCTGATATTATTCAAGATGAACTGAAAGAAATCAATCAGTTACAAGAGAGTATTTACGGAAGTATTCTTACTTTTGGTATGATGTCCCGTGAAGAAAAATTGGAACATATTGAAAAACTTGAAATCTTGCTTGGAAAGCAAAGAGTGATGTATACCAGATTGTCCCTTTCAGACGACCCACAAGCGGTTGAAATGAAAGAGAACTTACGCAAGTCAGTTGCCCTGATGGGGTTCCCACCAGAGACTGATATGAATATATTATTCGGTAGTATGACTAAGACGATTGAATCTCTTAAGCAATTCATTGACCGCTAAGAGAATCTCTGCTATAATATCCGAGTAATCCCCCGAATCCAATTTATCCGAGGTATCCAAATGGCATTTGCCGATCTTAAAAAACAATCCAAACTTGGTTCTCTCACCGAAAAACTGGTGAAAGAAGTAGAAAAAATGAATACTTCCAGCGGTTCTAGTGATGACCGTGTATGGAAACTTGATTGCGACAAATCTGGTAATGGTTATGCAGTTATTCGTTTTCTTCCCGCCCCCGATGGAGAAGATCTTCCTTTTGTGAAAGTGTATTCTCATGCTTTTCAAGGTCCTGGCGGTTGGTTAATTGATAACTGCCTCACATCTATTAATCAGAAGTGCCCTGTGTGTGAGCACAACTCTGGTCTCTGGAATAACGGTACTGATGTTGGTAAAGAAGTTGCACGTAAGCAAAAGCGTAAACTGACTTATGTTTCCAACATTTATGTTGTAAAGGATCCTGCTAACCCCGAAAATGAAGGTAAAGTCTTCCTCTTTAAGTACGGTAAAAAAATCTTTGATAAGATTACCGAAGCAATGCAGCCTGAATTTGAAGACGAGCAGGCAATCGATCCTTTTGATTTCTGGACTGGTGCTAATTTCAAACTGAAAGCAAAGAACGTTGCTGGTTATCGTAACTATGATTCAAGTGAGTTTGCTTCTGCTAGTGCTCTACTTGACGATGATGATGCTCTGGAAGGAATCTGGAAAAAACAGTATTCTCTTGCAGAATTCATGTCTCCCAGCGAGTTCAAGACCTATGAAGAACTGAAAAAGCGTCTTGATTCTGTTCTTGGAAAAGCATCTAAGCGTATGGATGAAGAAGTTGATGATGAAGAAGAGTACACTCGTGGTTCTACTCGTGAACTCACTGAAGATCTTCGCTCTGAAATCAACAATCTTCAACCTACCCGTCGTTCTGCTCCAGTTGATGATGAGGATGATGATGCCTTGTCATATTTCGCTCGTCTTGCCGAAGAGTGATTTAATTTAAACTAAAAGAGGAGTTAAAAACTCCTCTTTTTTTTATATTGTATTATAAGTATTTTCAGTTCTAATAGTTTGTTGATCAATATATTGAGAAGATTCATCATAGAATAATTCTCTTCTCATGTCTTTTAGAACAGTCTGAAGATACTCTGGTTTTAAAAGATAAAT